TAAGTGTTAGACCTATTTCTGCAATTTGAAGTTTTGCAGTTGTAGTTAAACTAGATCCAGTATTTGCAGCCTGGAATACATCACCTACTTTCCAATTTTCTCTATCATAGCCTGCAGTTGATATCGCGTTAAAGTTTGCATCAGTGGCATTACCTAAATCTAATATTTTATAGAAAATACCAGCTGTTAACGGATTACTTGCTAATGTAATTTCTGTTAAATCGGTTACTTTACCAATAGCAGTTTCTGCGCCGCTGTTAGCAACTTGACTCAGTGATTGTGCTGTAAGAGAAGAGTTTGCTGTATATCCAGATCCAGAACGAATTTTATTTACTGTAAGTAGTAAATCTGCTCCACCTCCTAAATCACTTCCAGGAATAGTAATTACTTCACCGACTTTATAACCTGTACCAGCCGTTGTTGCAGTTACACTTGTAATTGTTTTATCTGCAGCAATGACAGTAGTAACTTGACCATTAATACCTGAACCAGAAGAACGTGATCCACCAGTTGATATAGCGGTTACAGTAGTATCAGCAGTTCGACCATTATCTGCAGATCCATCAAATACAAATGCCGTTGAATTAGTAGGTGTAGATTGAGTAAGTGGATGTCCACCTTTAACAATTACATCTACAACTTCACCAAATCTATTTACTTCAGTTTCAAATACAGCGCCAGAACCGTCTGATGCTGTGACTGTTGGAGCAGTATTATAACCAGCTCCAGGTTCAACAATTGATACACCATCAGCTGGAATAGACCCACCAGCCTCAAGCTTGACAATTGAAAGCCTTGCAGATCTATTTGGTCGAGCATTTGTAGCGGGAGAGAAGAAAGAGGAAAGAGCAATAATAAGTAATGCTAAATCATCTCTAACCAATCCGGGTTGAACACCGGGCATTGAAGAAAATGTTTTTCTAAAAGCTGGAGAATTACTATATGCAATTAGATCTCTTTCTTCCGTTACCTCATTACCAAAAATATCTTTTGTTTTTTCGAGAATAGTTGTACGTGGTCCTTTTGGTCCCGCACCATCTCCTAATGAATCTCGAACAGCTTTAATAATAACAAGTATTTCACCAAAGTATTTAAATCCGGCTGGATGTACCAATTTGTTATATGTGTCTTTCCATTGGGAAATATTTCGACCAGCTTTAATAACATAAGAAAACTTTTGATAAAATTCTGAATCTTGTATTTTTTGTTTATCTGATAAAAAGCCTTCGTTATTTAAATACTTACCTTCTTGTGATGGTCTAAGGAAATTAACAATGTGACCACCGCTACTAGAATCAGGCGTTCCTACAAGCATATTATAAGTAGATGATGTTGAAATTTCTATAAACGAACCAAACTTATTGTTAGCAGTTTTTACCTCATTATATGTAGCTTTTTGCACCCATTGATCTGTATTTTCGAAATGATATATTATTCCGCAATTTGTTATAGGAGTAATATCTAAACCATCTGAAAGTGGAGCACCTACTAAAACATTATTATTAAATATTTTTACTGACGTACCAAACCCATCATCCGATTGTCCGCTTATAGGTCTTAATCTTTCTTGTAAATCCCAACTAATAGCATTATTACTCTGAACATTACGTTGAAATACATATACTGATCTAGAACCCGGCGAGCTGATTGCACAAAGAGGATTTGCTGGATTACTTGATGCATCTAGATCAATATCTGTACCGAACAAGTCATTATTACTTAATGTGTCAGGAGTTAATACAGCTTCTGGTGTATCAAAAAATAGCCCTGTTGATTGATTTTTAGTGTATATACTTACAGAACCAGCGTTATTACTTTTACCTGTCCAAGAAACAAGTAAATAATTTCCCTTTAAATATATTTTATCTGCCCAACCATCATTACCAGCTTCATTTAATTCTAAGGGAGTAGGAATAACTTGTGACTGCACCCAACTTGCACCAGTACCTTTATAGATAATAACAGCACCATTAGATCTACCAGCGTTTACATGACCCGGTACACATACCGCTAGTGTATCTCCATCTAATGATATATCCTTACCAAAATTTAATCCGCCAGAAGAGCCTTTTAATTTAGCTTGAAATCTCCACGTATATGTCGAAGGCGCTTGGGTTAAAAACCTTTGCCATATTTCTATCGTACCACTATTAGCTGCAGTACCTCCAGCATGATCAGTATCATTAGGAGCTGTTATAGCAACAATTTCATCAGACAAAGATACAACTGAACCAAACTTATCGCCACTTGCGCGATTAGAACTTACTAGTTTTTGTTCTGAATTGTAGCTTTGACCATTATTTTGTGAATTATAAATGTATACTGCGCCTCTATTGGCAGATTCGCCAGGTGCACCTACAGCAACCATTTTTACTATGTTATCTAACGATATAGAACTACCAAACTTATCACCACCAGAAGCATCTGATGCAACTAGATTAGCACTTAATTTATCATATGTTGCTGCTATTAATGTTTGATTATCCCAATTACCGGATGAAGTTTTTAGCGTAGAGTCCCATGGATAATCAACATTTATTTCTTCATCTTGGAAAAATAATTTAAAAAATAAATCAACCGAATCTTTTGATCCGCGTATTCTATAAAAATCAATTAATCTTTGATAAAGAGCTCTTTTATTAACTTTAATGTTTTGATCAACAGAAGGAGCTATTTCCTTCTGCATCATATTTAAAAGCTCTTCATCATTTTCATTAATATTTAAAGCATCTTCTAATGTATTTAGTTTAAATGATGGATTAGCAATCACTAAGTTTTGTATAGCTGTTCGAACTGTAATTTTTTTTATTGTTTAGTCGAGCTGGTAATCCAACAATTGATAATGTTCTTCCAGAATTTCTAGCTAATGATATTTCACTTGGTAATTTATCTACATTGAAAATATTAATATCATCTGCAGCAATGTCATAATCTACAGAATTAGGACCAACAGTTAGAATGTTTCCTTCGGAATCTATAATTTGGGAAGCTCGAGCTGCATCTTGACTAAAGAATTTAGTATCTTTTAATTTAGGATCAGGTATACGAATAGTAGCAACACCATTAATCACAACATCTTCGAAGGTTTCTATTTCTTTATATAGAAACTCTTCTGTATTCATAAATTTATAATATGCATCTAAAAATGTTTCTATACCGCCGGAACTAGCCTGATTAGTATAAGCCAATAATTCGCTTGGAACTAAACTACTAAATCTTACATTTTCTTTTGTTCTAGATAATGTGCTACCAACAATATCGTATTGATCAAGCCCAGAATTAGTATCGCTTATGGTTAATAATATATTAGCTTCTATAGTTTGTGGAATATCTAAAATAATTTCTGTTTCTTGATTACCATTATCAATAATAACACCAGCAACTTTAGGTATACCAACAATTCCTTCACCTGAAATAACTTGACCTACTTGAGGTAGTATTTCATTATATTCTCCAGGGTTTTTTACTAATATTGAAGTAAAAGTAATAATTGTATCGTTTGTTATAGCAGTTTTTACGTCGCCAGTTAAAGTAGTATCAAAATCTACTTGGGTAGCGCGACCTTCGATATATCCTCGAGAAAATGAATCTAGATTTTTTAAACTTTTAACTGGCATAAATATTATCTCAATCTACTAGTAGTTGTATAATCAAGTGTACCTGATGGTCCAGAATACGCGATTTGATCGATTGATCCAGAAGCAAGAATACGAGAAGCTTCAATATTAATTATTTGATTTCTTTTTGGTGCTATATCTAATGAATTAGGAGCAACTGCAATTCTTATTTCAGTTGGTACATCTACTGTAAAGTTATTTAAATTAATAACGCCATTCAATGTGTCAATCAAACCGGCCTGGGAAATTATAACCTGTTTAACTCCGTCGACTACCTTGAATATTATAACTTGTCTATTATTTGAATCTTCGATTTCTAAGTCACCAAAGAAATGATCTACACCACCTATTTTAAATGGCGTACTTTCAATAGTATATTCATCACCCTTTTGTACGAATATTTGACCAGCATAATTTAAAACAAAGTTATTTTCACTCTTTATTGTACTAGCAGTAATATTTTTATACATAAAAGGTCGAATAGTCGAACTTGTAATAGCTGGATCAGAATTATCAACTAAGCTTAAAAGTTCAGAATGTCTAAATACACCATCAAACTTATTTAATTGGTTAAAGTTATAATCTAATATTGTGTCAGTTACTAATGATTCAATTGCTTGCCTTGTCCTGCTCGTAAGAGCTGGATTATATTTAAATATAACATCTAATTCAATATTTGTAAATTCTGGATCTAGTATTTCTGGCGTAATAGACACTGTATTTTTACTTGATAATATTGTTTTAATTTCTTCCTTTTCGCTTTGAGTTAAAGTATTACCAATTAAAGGCTTTATGCTTAAATATGCTTTACCGTAATCTGGAATAACATTATCTTCACCACCCCATGTAGAAATAGATTCAATGTTTGCAAAGTTACGCTGAATAATTGCAGCATAGTCTTGAGCAGTAACAGCTCGATCTTGAGCTTGGAATGTAATAGGAGCATTAAATCTAATTGACTCAGTTGTTTCAGCGGCAGTACCACCAGTCGCTGGAGTAAGTGTAGTTACAGTAGTATTAATATTACCAGTCAATGTTGGAAAATCAGTTGTAAGAGTAAATGTGTTTGCACCGTTTGCGGCTGGCCCATCAGTAACAAGATAATCTAGATTTACGATATTATCATTTACTGGCTTTTTACCAATAATCCCATCACCAAAATATATTTGGAAAAAGCCACTTGAATTTTCTTGTAGATGATATACTTGACTCAATGAATTAATTTCTTGTAATGTAGTAAATTTAACATATGAATCAAATGAGTTAGAATCTTGGTTTTCTTGAATACGTACACGTAATGATGATGTATCAGCATTTGTATCTGATATTTGGAATTTTTGATTTTCTATTTCGTTATCTACTCGATATGATAAATATCTAAATTTCCCTTGGCCAATTGTTATTTCATCGAATGTATATGTTTTAATATCGCCATCTTTTACAAGAATAGCAGTTTGTGATTGTAATGCAGAAAAAGTATATGCAACTCCATCGACTACTGAATTAAATTTAGTACCCCTTTCAACTACTAGCGCAGAAGGTATTTGCCCGTCATATGAACTTACATCAACTACTAATTTTACAGTTGATCGAGGTGCCAATACAGATCTTGGAGTATAACCTAGCAACCCAGCGCGCGATACAACATTACCACGAATTTGCGCGGAATCTAAAAAAGCTTCGTTAAGAGAAAAATGAGCTAGCATCGCATTGTAATGTGTATTGTATGCGAGAACGTCCATTAATACACTTAGACCAGAACCATCAAAGTCATAATCTTTAAATTGAGATTGTGACTTCATAAAGTTTTTTAAATTTTCTTTTATTTGATCAAAGTCTAATTCTGTAACATTTAAATTTGATGCCATAATTATTTACCTAAGTCGTCTTAAATTAATTTCTACGTCAGCAACTTCATCAGTTGCTTTTATACTAAATATTGCAGTAATTCTATATTCTGAATCATTTTGATGAGATGTAACAATTACATTAATATTTTCAATTCTTGGTTCATGATCTTCTAAAACTCTTTTAACATTATTTTTTAAAGATATTTTTGTAATTGTATCTGCTGGCTCAAAAAGAAGTCCTCTTAAATTAGAACCTAATGTAGAATTAAATGGCCTTTCATAAAAACTGGTAAGTAGTAAATTTTTTACTGCGTTTTTTACTGCGGCTTCTCCCTTTAAAGGAATAATATCTTTCTTTTGAGGATGCGCTATCATTCTTAAATCTAAATCAGTGTATCGATCCTTAACCTTACT